GTATCAGGCATAATAGCAGGATTGAATAATTCTGCAAGTTCTTGATGGAACTCTGTCCACATGTAATTTTTACATTCTAATCTTGGATTATTTTCATATGACTCGTGTACAGTCCAACGGACGTGACCACAATCAAACAAATACCAATTGTCCTCATCAAAATTATTTAGATGATTTAATAAAAATTCTCTATCATACCATAATGTAGGCAGTTCTATTGCGTATTCACTTACGTGTTCCATTGGCGCTAACTTTATCTCTTGCGTCATCATTCCACCTTTCATACGTAGTTTTAATACTTTCTAAATAATGTATCATGCTATTAGCATCACTTACTTGAAAGCATGTCATAGGGTTGTGTGTAAAATCTTCATACTTAACAATTTTACAAATTAAATTATCAACAATCATAGCATATCTATGACTGCGATATTTTCCTAATCCTTCTTTGGTCATATCTTCTAACATACCAATTGCATCTGCCCATTCGCCGGCAGGATCTGGCAAGTTTTTAATCTGTTTTATACCTTCGTTTTTTAACCAAGCATTTTGCACATAACAATCGTCTACACTTGTAAACCAAATTTCATCAATACCTAATTGCTGTATTTGATTATAACAAAATTCATATGTACGCATATGTGTTGCAGCATACTCAACTAAAAATGGCCCAGGTACACCAACAATTAAGACCTTTTTATTTTTAAATAAATCGTGTGTTGTTAACCATTCTGTATTAATTCCACGCTTGTGCATGGTTTTTATATTAGGAATAATATCAGCAATGCGTATCATATTCAAATTCCTTACATTTTAAAAAGCATCTTTTGCTTTTACGGCCATACCAAAATAAATGCTTGGCATGATCATTTATACTTGTATATTGTGTTGGGTGTGTTTCGATAACAACTTCCACATCTTTTAATTCTTTGTTTTCAAAAAACCAAGAATGCCAATTTTTTGAAAACGATGTATTGTATATGCTTTTGTCATAAAGATCAAGTATGTGCTTATTATAACTTAAAACTTCACTAATGTCAACATTGTATTTAATAAACACTATACTCTTTAGTTCTTTGTAAACTTCGTCTATGTTGTTATATAAAAATGCTGCTGTAGCAGCGTTGTCTTGAAAATGAAAATTATCTAGATCATTTATAGGACGACCCCATGTTTGCATATTAAATAAACTTTCATTTAAACTTTGAGTATGAGATTTATATTCTGCATTTAAAATACCGTTGCTACATTTGCTCCATTCAAACAAGAATTTATAAAAATCAATTAACGGTATGTTATGTAGCCTATTTAAATATGTTGCAACTACTTGACTAACTCCATGATAGTGATGCGGAATTACTATTCCTTTTGCAAAGAAGTACATATCCATGTATTGTTCTTTGTCAAAACTATTACTTTGATAACATACATAATCTATTTCGCCTTGACTATCTTCAGGATATGTATTTCCTCCAGCAGGTGCAGGAGTTGGTGTATATTTTAATCCATACTTGTTTATGTATTCACTGTCCGAAAACGGTGTGTTAGGCACTACGCTTAAAGGATGCACTGTTAATGCATGATCACTTCCTAACTCAAGTATTTTTCCGATACCATTTATCCAAGATTCTACAGTTTCTTCTGGTAATCCAATAATCAACTCACAATAGTTATCAACTCCTTCGGTATTATAGGCATTTACAATTTCTTCTAATTTATTATTAGCAATATTAATGCGTTTAATAGCTTGTAAAGTTTTAGGATTCATACTTTGCAATGCTATAGTCACACCGCGTTTAATTTTAGCGTCCTGGTTTAATATACGTCCTAATTCAACGATTCGTTTTGGCTGTTGTTTTGCTGTTGCATAATCTATATTACGAGGATATCCTGTAATTTTTTTACAATGTGCTATATATTTTATAAATTCTACATCACGATCAAAAATACCTAAATTGCTATCGGCAAAATATAAAAAATCTATATTATGATCAACAACCCAATTAATTTCTGCAATAACTCTATTGTATTCAAACTGCGATATTTTATTATAGTACAATGCTTCTTGATCGCAGAATGTACAAGCATACGGACAACCGCGATTTGTTTCAATTATTGCACTGTATTGTTTTCCTGGTTTCATTAAGCTATCCATTAGCCCACTTAAATACGGGCTAGGTATATCATTAAGTTCTTTGTCCGATCTTGGAGTAACATAATTATCTATAGTCATTATACCAGGATGCGTTAGGTTTCCTCGTAGTATCTCGGCAAATGTTTTTTCACCTGCATATGTAACAATAATATCGCATATATCACTATTTTCTTTAAGCCAACTTTGTTTGTATGGAACTTGAGGTCCGCCCATAACAATGGTACAATTAGGATATTTTTGTTTTATAGCAAGTGCTAACTTTTTGGTAATTTCCCAATTCCAGACGTATGTACTAAATGCAAATATATCCGGATCGTGTATTTGATCTAAATAATTTTCTACTGTATCTCTTTCAAATATAATGTTTCCTAATTTCCAATTAGTAGAAATATCTGCTTGGCTTCTACAATATTCCCAAACATAGGCTGCACTCAGAGGTAAAAATATTGCCTCTGCTATAACATTATTAATTTGTGCAAAATATACGGTTTTCATACTACTCCTTTGTTCACAGAAATCTGGTCTTTGTTGACAGTAGTATGAGGAACCAGTAGGTTCGCGGTTTCCCGCAGCAATGTTATTTATCTTCGACTATTTTACGCTTTGGTATTTTACTATCTGCACTGCTTACACAACTTTCTGTTATGCAAGGCATAGGTTTATCAAACAGTTTAAAACCTGTTTCTATATTACCAAGAGGTACATCATGACAACTATAACTTCGCTTAACACTGCCATCAGGCTCACGAATAATAATACCTTGATAGCCAGCATTGCAATTCCAGCCTTTGAATTTATTGAAGTTAAACGCATTAAATCTCTCCGCTTGATCCATATACCAAGGATTACCTTGCTTATCTCTAAATTCTACCTGCATATGCCAAGGAACGCTGGCATCATTTTTACCATTTATTTCACTCGGTATTTGGAAGTTAGGACGAGGACGTCCTTCCCACTTGCGTTTGCTCTCTGTGTAGGCTCGTTGTGGCATTCCGTTGTGGAGTCGCTTGAGCATGTCGTCTGTGTACCCATCAACCACTCTGCTTGCAGTCGGATCCGACTGTGGTTTAAGGGTAACGTTGATTCCTTGCTCGTGGAAGAAAAGGGCATTTTCCCAATCCTTTTCAAACCATTCTGGAACCATAACCATGTTGATTGTAACTTGTACATCGTTCTCCTGACATAATATTAGTTTGTCTGCAAAGTCTTGCATCTTTTCTCGTGTATTAAGATGCTCTGTGTGTAAACTAGCTGTAATACTAGCACGGTGGAATGGCTTAACCGCTTCTACATACTTTTCAAACCATGCCATGTTACGACTACAGTTTGATGTCATATGCACACTTGTATAGTTGGTGTTGTTTACGTCATCAGCCAAATGTTGTAGAATGTCCAAGTAGCCAGGATGGAAAGTAGGCTCCCCGCCACTAAGACTAAAATGATAACTATTAAATCCATTTTCACGGGCTTGCCTCTTTATTTCATCTATTGTAGCAAGACAGAGTTCGGTTGGTCTATGATCTTTTCTATCCGATCTTGCATATGGCCAACAATAACTACAACGATAGTTACAGAAGCGACCAAGAAGCCAACTAACAGTAAAAATGTCACGATAAAGTAGTGTACGTTGTCCAACCTGAACAATGTCATCGAATGGTATTTTTGTAAAGTCATAGTTTGACCATTTTAAATCTTCTGTCATGTTTATATTATACTATCGTTTTTTTGATTTGTCAAGCTGCGAGCAATGCATGATACATTCCTTTAGGTTTTATACAGCCTTCGCGATTTATATAATCAATGTTATATTTTTCAAAATACAGTTTCAAACTTTTAAAACACGTTTTGTAATGATCTTTGTTATTTGCAAAAAAGACAAATCCTTTGTATAATAAAACAGGAAACAGTTTTTTATTTTTTATTGCACAACTTAAATCAACTGTTCTTTTTATTTCTGCTCCATATCCGCAAATACAGAACAAAGTATTTTTAAATTTCTTATCTAAAAAGTATGTTTCGTAATCAATGTTATATGCATCAGTAAACACAAAATCTGCAAATTCTTCAATATTATGTCCGTCTTGATATTTAAAATCAAGACTAGGAATTTTATCTTGCCATATTTTGTATAGTTCTTTTAATTTTACGTCATTACCATCAAAAAAGTTTTCGTAGAAAGTTAATTTATCAAGCACATTAGCAGTATTTAAAAAACTGCTACATATGTCGCTTCCGTCATAAATTCCTACCATAACAGTATTTTTAAATAACAAAGAATCGTGTGTTATCCAGTTAGATATCAGAGGATACTTATTTTCAGGTATCATAATTTTACCTTTAAATTCTGTTCTGCTTCTCTTTTGACTATACCACAGGTACGTATGCATCTTGGAATAACGTTACTTTGTGTCCAACTAGACATTAATTGTTCAAAAAACTCATGTTCTAATATTTGTTTCCATGTTTTGTCCTTGAGTTCTAACTCTCCAAATGGATATTTTAATTCTGCATTAGACACAGTTTTAAAAGTTTCATATTGATCGCTTATGTAACAACATGGAAATACTTCCATTCTGCTGTTAATATACATTTTTTTTGATTCTTTGTAGATGCATTCTATCTTCCAGTTTGTATCAGGAAGCGGCTTGTCGGCATATTTAAAATCTTGTAATGTGTTTAGTGTTTCTTTAGGGTCTGTTTTTATCTCTTTGAGAAAATCAGTCATTTCTTTTAAACTTGGGTGTCTGTATTCTGTGTCGACAGGAGGTTCTAAATAATGTGTAGTATTTCCGTTAGCATCTAATACAGGGTACGGATTAAATCTATCAAATCGCGGAGTTCTTCTAAATCTAAAATGGTCTACGCCCATTTGTTTAGCTAATTTTTTACTGCTTTCCATTTCGTATTCATTGTGTTTGAATACAAGATAATCCCACCGTGTTTGTACAGGGCTATCGCACACAATTTTTAGGTGTTTTAAAATTTTATTTACATCTGTATTTTGTCTATATAAATGATTAGTTTCAACTCCATCAATAGCAAATGTAATTCTATCGCCGCTGTCAAGTATATCAACAAATCGTTTCCACCAGGTTTCGGTTTTTAAGCTACCATTGGTAAACATTTCTATTTGAGCGCCTGCATCTTTAGCTGCTTTAACTGCTTCAAAAACATGCTTTGCTGCAATAGGATCGCCGTGTGTACCGCAAAAATAAACAAATCTTAAATTGGGCAAATCTGCAAATGCTTTAGAAATATCATTTAAATTCCATTCATTTAATCCTCTGCCAGGATTTAACAGTCCTCCAAACTGATTTCTATCACACATAGGACAGGCGGCATTGCATTTGTTGGTAATTTCAACATGCAATTCTTGTATTGACTCAGGTTCCAGAAACATAAACATACCTTATAATAAATATAATGTATTTAACAGTATACCAAATTCTAGAGAGATTTTATGACAGATATTGTGTTTTTAACACTGCCGAGATTGGAATTACGAGCACCTATTACTGCTCCGGCTATTCTAAAAGCTATGGTAGAAAATCATGGCTTTAGTGCCTACTGCTACGACTTAAATTTAGATTTATGGCACAGCATCGATACTGAAAAACACGGACATGTTTGGTTTGACACTGATTTAACTTTTAGATATGAAGATAAATTCGAAGAGTTTTGGAATGAACATATTCAACCATGTGTGCCAAAATGGATAGAAACTATTAAAAATAAAAATCCTAAATGGGTAGGAATTACAATTTTTAGTCAACGTAGTAAATGGATTAGTATTAGTGTATGTAAAATGCTAAGAAAAGAACTTCCTGACATTAAAATTGTTGCAGGCGGACCGTTTTGTGAATTTACAGGTCCAAACTTGTACAAAAACGGATTAGCCGATGCATACGTAATCGGCGAAGGTGAAGAAGCTATTGTAAATATTTTAAACGGAAATTTAGATGCACCTGGAATTAATGGCAATCCAGCAGCACAAATAGACGATTTAGATACTATTCCGATTCCTGATTACAGTGACTTTCCAATGGAAAAATATCCGGGCACTTGGTTTGATCCTCGCATAAAAGATGAATCAAAGATGGGCACTGAATTCGTGTATATTACTGGCAGTAGAGGATGTGTTCGTAAATGCACATTCTGTGATATCCAAAGTGTCTGGCCTAAATTTAGATATCGAAGTGGGCAAAGTGTTGCCGAAGAGATGCGTACACAAAATAATGCATATGGAAGTAAACGTTTTTTGTTTACAGATAGTTTGTTAAATGGAAGTGTTAAACAACTCAAAGATATTTGCACTACACTAATTGATTATAAAAAACAAGGAAAAATGGATTCTGTTAAATGGCAAGGACAATTTATTGCTAGGCCGCAGCACCAAATGAACGAAGAAGTCTATGACTTAATGTTTAAGGCAGGTTTACGATTTGTTAGTATCGGTGTAGAAAGCGGAAGTGAAAAAGTTCGTGATGACATGAAAAAAATGTTCGACGACGAAGCTATGGACTTTACTTTCCGTATGTGTGCAAAATATAAAATAGAAATGGCATGGTTATTGCTTGTAGGATATCCTACAGAAACCGAAGAAGAATTCCAAAAAACTTTAGACATGTTAGAAAAGTATAACTGGATAAACGAAGCAGGACTAATACGAAGTGTGGCATTAGGTCCTACATTAGACATTGTACCAGGATCTCCTTTGTTTTGGAATCAAGAAAAGTTAGGCATTACTTGGGATGAAAACAATCACTGGGTTTACAAAGATAATACTAGAGAAGTGCGTATACGTCGATGGCTACGTTTAAAAGAAAAATGCTTAGAATTAAATTATCCAGTAGTGGAAAAAGCAACCGATCACTTGTTAGCTGAATTAGAAAAAATTACTGCACAAAAACAGGAAGTAGTACATATATACGACCACTACAACGAAGGTGCAGGAGCAATGGGACCTAGCGTATGATAAAACCAGGAATATATGATTTAGATTTAGGCGAAGATAAAATTAATGCTATATTAGAGCAGGCTAAAAAAGTCCTAGAAGATGACGAAAACTATCCAGGTAAAAATAGAAACGGAAATATATTTAAAGAGATTAATACAGAAATAAAAGAAAGTGTTAACAACATAATACAATCACTTCCTGAAAATAACGACCTAGAGTGGGAGTTTGAAGTTTTTTTATCTAGAAATCCGGTACCGCAACACAACGATAGAAATTATTACCCAGAGTGGAATACGCAGTGTCAGCGTGGATTTATATTACCATTAGAGTGGAACGGAAAACATCCTAGCACACTAACATTTAATCAATGGTATGACGATAAAGTTGTTCTCGGGCGCAACGGTGAGTTTTTTAAATTAGTTGATCGTAATATGGTAGAAGACGAAAATATTAAATTCAACGTTGAAGACTGCAAACTGGTAGATGACATGGTTTGGAAAAAAGGCACCTGCATTATTTTTGATGCTAGTCAAATACACAGTAGTAGCAATTTTATAGAAAACGAAGACAGTTATAAATTAAGTATTAACGGTCTAGGTTATACTGTAGGTAAAATTTGATGTTGAAACGATATACAGAAACATTTATAAACAACAAGCGTACGATTACCGAAATCGAAACAATTGCAGATTTTGAAGAAATTATTGAAACTTCTGTTGGCAATGTAATTTTTCCTATATCTAAAAATTCTAAGTCAATTGTTTTTCAGTTATCTGGAGGTGCAGATAGTGCATTAGCTTTATATATTTTATGCTATATAATTAAAAAATATGATTTAGATGTTAAAATTGTTCCTATTACGTTTTACTTTCCAATAAAAGCCGATAATAGACAACTAACAAAAGATATTATAAACAAAATTAAAGAATTAACCGGACTAAACATTTTTAAAAAACAAATATTAATCAATGTTCCGGTTGAAATGTGCAATCCAAAGTTTAAAGTTCCGTATGCTGAAAAGAAAATACTCGAAGTATTAAAGTATACTAGTAAAAAATTTAAAGATCCTACATTTAATTACAACGGGTTAACACATAATCCTCCGGCAGAGGTAATGAATAATTTTGGAGTTTTAACATCTGAAAACTCTAGATCAACTGCAACATCAGTTTACTTTTCAACACACGGTGCTAGTCCACTAGCACTAATAAATAAAAAAGGCGTTTTTGAACTTTATAAAAAATACAATTTAATTGATACAATTTTACCGTTAACATGTAGCTGTGACGCTGACATTATTACAGGAAAGGATCAGACTATTCCGTGTGGTGTTTGCTGGTGGTGTAAAGAAAGAGAATGGGGATTAAAAGAAAATGAAATCATATGAAGATACTATAACATTAGAAAATGCATTAACTAAAGAAGACATAGCGTGGCTTTTTAGTGTAAAAGATCAGCTTAAAAATGATCCCGAATCTCATAAACCCAGAATGGCAAGGGCAGGTCGAGCAAATAATGTATATAATATAACAAACAAAACTGTTTTTCACGAAGACGCTATGTTCGATTGGATAGCAAAGTTTTTACCTTTTGACAAGGACGAATACGAATTTTATGGAGTTAACTTTTATGATCTGCAAGTACCTTACGCATTGCACACCGATACTAGCCCAGTTAGCTTTTATCAAGGTATAATACCGCTATCAATAGAACCAGAAATAGTAGATACACACACTGTGATTTTTGATCAAACTGCAACAGAAAACGTAGAATGGATTTCTCCTGTATATAATAAACCAGACGATTATAAACCATTTTACAACAAGCCTATTAGAGATCCTAATTACTTTGGCGGATGGAGTGATGAATATAAAATATCAGAAGAGTCTTTAAAAAAACACTGGGTTAATCATTGGGAATTTTGGAAAGAAGCGTATAAAGGATTTAGTATTAAATGCGAATACAAATGGAACGTAGGAGATATCTTTTTGTTTGATAGCAAATTTGCACACTGTGCAACAAACTTAGAACAAAAGGGAATAACTCAAAAAACAGGATTACTGTTTATCTTAAATAGGAAATAAAGATGTTAGTAGAAGAATTAAATAGACATTATTCAACCGCAGAACCAAATGCATCATTGCATGATTTAGAAATTGTAAAGTACTTTTACACAGAACAAGATAAAATAGAAATAGGTATAGAAAAAACAGGAAAGCCAGTGTCTGTGTTTATTTCAGGCGGCCCTGATAGTGCAATGACCACGTATCTAGTTGTAAAAACTATAAAAGAATTAGGAACTAACAATCCTGTATTTCCTATCACTACAGAATTTTTAGCTCGTCCTTACAACATAAAACATGCATGGGGAAATTTAAGAAAAATTGAAGAACTGCTAGATTTTAAATTTGAGCAGCATTTAATATTTCCAATGCCGAATCATGCATTACCTATTACCGACGAAGACAAAAAAGTTATAATGAGTTCGCATATTGATACGTATTTTAGAAAATACGAACTTGCAACACTGTTTAACGGACTAACTGCTAATCCTCCTACAACAGAAGTAGGAGATACCGATTATGGCGATAGCAGTAAAGAAAGAGACGAAGCAAACGTTATACTTAAAAAATTAAAAAGCAAATGGGTACAATACCCGTTCTTGTTTAGTAACAAACGTGCAGTTTCTTATTTTTATAATAAATTTGATTTACTTGATAGTTTGTTTCCTATTACTAGAAGTTGCGAAGCAGAAATGCACGAAACAGAATATTTTACAAAAGACTGCTTTGCAGTTAGGCCTGTAGAAAAACATTGCTGGTGGTGTAGAGAACGTGCTTGGGGTTTTGAACAATATAGACCACAGGATTTTATTAGTACATATGCAAATTCCAAGTAAAACATTTTGTAGCATGGCATGGGATCATCAATTCATTGATCCTACTGGAAGAGTAAAACCGTGCTGTAGGTTTGCTGAAAAGTTCAGACCTAACGAAAACAATTTAAAAGAAAAAACGCTAAGTGATGTTTTTTATGGCGAATGGATGAATGACGTTCGTGATAAAATGATGCGTGGCGAACAAGTAGACGGGTGTGTTCGTTGCTATCAAGAAGAAGCAGCAGGCAAGAAGAGTCTAAGAGAACGTTACCACGATAATAAAGATTTGCCAATTGACGACTTAGTAGATATTGACAATCCTACTATACGATGGATTGAACTTGCAATTAGCAATGATTGTAACTTAGCATGTAGAATGTGCGATAGTCGGTATGCATGGAAATGGTTTAAGGAAGAACAAGCTATATATGGAAAAACACTAAACACAATTGAAAAAAGCAAAAGTGATATTGCTAACATATATCCGTTTATCAATGATTTAGTCCATATTAAATTTACTGGCGGCGAACCATTGATGACCAAGGACCAATGGGCATTAGTAGACAAAATGTTAAACGAAAGAGATTGTAGTGACATATTGTTAAACTACAGCACCAATTGCACTATTATGCCCAAAGACTCGTGGATAGAAAAATGGAGTCAGTTTAAACAAGTAGAATTTGCATTAAGTTTTGATAGTGCTAATGCAGCAGAATCTGAATACATACGTTGGCCTGCAAAATATGAAACTACCGAAGCTGTTACAAAACGCTTTTTAGAATTAAAAGAAAGCCACGGATTTCATGTATTTTTACGCAGTACGATTAGTTTATTAAATATTTGGCACATGCCTGAAAGTATGCAGTGGTGGTACGAGAACGACCCCGGTAATGTTAAAATAATGAATCCTACACATTTAACATATCCTGAAAACTTGTGCGTTACTGTGTTACCTGCACATATAAAACAACGTATTACTGACAAATTTACCGAATATCAAAAAAATTGTACTGTAAAGAAAATAAATGAAAGTTTAGATTATATTAAAAACTTTATGAACAGCAAAGACGACAGTCATTTGCTACCAGATCTAAAACACTATTTAGAATCTACAGACAAATATAGAGGACAAGACTTTTTTGCAAGCTATCCTCAATTTAACGATATTTTTGAATGAGTTTTTAGTTCTTTTTGTACAGGTGAATTTTTTGAACAATTCATAACACAACTTGTGCATACATTGTCAGTATTCCATGTATTTTCGATTCGTTGAAATAATTTTGTTTTGTAAATAATACGATCAATATCGTGTTTAATTACATTGTTAAAATCTTCATCTTTTTTTAAATCTTTTTTAAATATTTCTAGCAGTGTATCATTCCACCATTTAAAGTTTTTTGACAGGTCAAACCCTATTCCTATATGACAGCAGGGCCAAAGTCTTTTATCATAGGACAAATATACTGTCTGATATTCTTGTGCATAGCATTCAACTGCTTTTGACTGTCGTTGAATTTTAGGCATCGGTGGATCTTTCCAAAATTCATAATGAGACGGATTGCGGCGATCTTCTTCCTTTATATTCCTTATTTGTAATGATATGTCTGCAGGCTCTAGATAATACTCATGTTCGTAATTCTTGTCTACAACTGACAATTTTTTTGCTTGAAATCTAGTTGAGTGTCTACTTTTGAATTCTGCAAATCCGTAAAGTTTGCTTAGACGTTTCATTTCAACTTCTTGATGAAGATTATGTTTAAAGAGAGTAGTTGTCCAAACTGCATATCCGCCAGCTGCTATATATGCTTTTGCATTTTTTAATACTACATCATAACGAGTATTTCTTCTATATAAATGATGTGTGTCTTCTAGTCCGTCAATTGCAAAATTAACTATAGCACCTTGAGATCCAAGCCATTTCCAGAATTCAATATTTTGAGCTCCGCCGTTTGTGTTAATATCGACCTTTTGGTATTTTTTTGCAAAGATTACTTCTAGTATACTCTTAGGATTACTATGCATAACAATATCACCAAAATTTCCATTAATTTGGAATCTATATAGATCTTTAAAGAAACTATGATTTAAGGTGGTTTCAAGTTCGGATGCAGACCATTCTTCAATTTTTAATTTAGGATTAGTATCTAAACTAGTGTGTATATTTCTTGGACATTGTGGACAACGTGCATTACAATCACTTGTTGGTTCAAAGTGTATTTCCTTAATGTTTTGATAGATGCCGATTTTCATTGTTTTGTCAAATACTCATATAATTCTAAATTAATATCTTTAATATTTACGTTTCTTTGCAATGTAAAATAGTTTAAAGTATTTCTAGTTTGCGTAATTTTGTTACATTCAGTACCTAAAAACTTTTTGTATTCATTTAAGTTTGCAATTATATTTTTTGAATTTTCTATATACTCTCTATTATATCTTAAATATACTATAGCATCTTTAATATATTTTTCAAATGTTTTGTCTAATATATTTATTGACAGTTCAATTGGATCAAAAACTAAATTAGCATCAATAACAGTAGTTGTATTATTCTGCTTACACAGTTCAACAAATAATTCAAAGTAATCTTTTAAATTATTTAAAGTTACACAATTTATAGACATGTTCGAAGTAACATAAAATCCTTCTTGCATCCATATGTTTAAATTTTTAACAAATTTTTCATAACTACTTCCGTATCTAACATATTCATAGTTTTTTCCAACGCTTTCTCCGCTAACAGAAATGTCTATATGTATATTAGGATAAACAGTTTTATACTCTTTTAATTTTTTAATAGTTTTAATTAGCAAGGGTTCGGGAGTATTACAATTTGTTTGTAAAACAACTAATAAATTTTTATCTTTAGTAGTACCTTCATAGAATTTTTCTATACAGATTTCTAATAGTCCCTTTTTATTAATCGACGTTAACAACGGTTCACCGCCCAATAATATCAATTCAGTTGATTTATTTAAGGGAGTATCTTTTCCTACTTGTGTTAGATACTCTAATATTTTTTCAGTTTTATCTTCATTGCGACTTGTAGCGTGTGTAGCTAAAGCATAGTCAGGAGCAGGTATGTTAGATTTTTTTATTTCTTGTTCCCATTGACTGCTGTACAAACCAGAACAATATATACAACTACTGTCACAGGTGTTATCAAAAATAATTTCTATTTTTTTAAACACATGTGTATTTTTATATATTTTATTGCCTTGTTGTCTCCAACTTTGCAACCCATTGGCTTCTCTTTTCCAACAAACATTGCATTCAGCCGGAGTTGCACCTTTTTGTAAACGCTTGTGTATTTTGTTTATATTAGGTTCACCAATTGGTAAATCTCCTAGCATTTTGCAGCAAAGAGCCTCGACGCCTTCGTGATTTCTAAAAATGCGTTCTATGTTAGCTCTTTTACAAAACGGTTTTTGCATGTTCGGCCCATTCTGCTAGACGTGGATTATAATCGTAAATATTAAATCCTCTGAGCTTATTCATATAATCAATCCAACGTAAAGCATTACTATAATCATTAGCGTTAGCAGTATGCTTAATTACTTTCATACGTTCGGTTCTTTCAAAGAATTTACTATCACTTACATATGCAGGATTATTAAAAAACCCTTTTACTAATTCGTCAATTTGCGTCTGAGGAATCATTTCGTAGCTAGAATACTTAGGTAAAAACACATACTGATATGCTATATTAGCAATTAGTCCTGTATCTAATAATTTATTTGCAGTTTCTGTTAATGTCCACATTGTGTATAAACTAACAGTACTACTAACCATTACTCGGTTACCTGTGCGTCTTAAATATGTTTCCATATTTTCTAAAGTCTTTTCATATGGCGTACTACGTATCCATTCATAAACTTTATCAGTGCCATCGATACTAGCTGTAACTTGTAAATATATGTTTGGGTTTTTACTAAGCTGTTCTAAAATATCCCAAATTTCTTCTGTTATTACTGCCCAGTTAGAAACTATTAATATACCCATTTCGTATTTTTTGTCAACAATTTCTTTTAGTATTCTTATATTACGTGGATCTGCAAATGGTTCTCCGCCTTTGATTAAAAGGAATTTAATATTAGGTAAAATTTCTAATATTTTTTGAAGATCATGTTCAGATGCTTGAAATGCTTTTGAATGTAGATTTGTTAATCCACTATTTTCTCTAAACTCTAATCCTTCTGCTTTAGCTTGTTTATCATATCCTATCCACTTGCTGCTGTAAATGCTACCACACATTGCGCAACTTTGATTGCATAAATTGCTAGGAGTATATTCTAAACTTAAAATTTGTTTACGCTCTGCATTAAAGTTTTCATCAGTCCACGGTAATCGAGTATAATGGTCATTGTCTAAATGTGCAGGAATACCATTGTCTCGATTGTATTCGCATGTTACACAACTTTTATGCCATTTTTTGTTTATAAAACTATTTCTAATATCATTTATAACATCGCTGTTAAAATAATCCGTTAGACTATCAACTTCGTATATAAATGCTCCGTGTTTTTTTCCAACTGTACACATTTTAAGATCGCCCATTGGACCAATGTTTAATTGACTCCATGGTGCTTTACACATTAACGGTCTACGTGATTGGTATTCTTTATCAGACATTATATCCTCTTGCATCAAATCTATTATCAATTAACAAACGCAACGGAGTGCGTATACTAACTGCTTGGGCGTCTCTGTATGCAATATTAATTGCGTTCGATGGTACTAAATCAAAATCTTTACAAACTTGATAATATTCTTGGTTGTAATTTTTCCACCAAAAATCTATTCCAAATTTTTGTATCATATGGGTTCCGATCCACATATCACTAACATTATTATAACCATAGTTATTCATAATATGAACAGGACCGTCTGTTTTGTTTTTAGTATAACGTATTCCAATACGTTGACTACCCATAAAAAATGCTTTGCTTAAACTTACGCTAAAACTGTATATTGCAGGATGCGATAAATCTAAATCAACTTCTTTACATTGTGCAAACCATGCACCGTCTATGTGTACAGGTATTGAAAGATTAGTGCAATGATCTAATATTTCTGTTATATTTTCTATATTGCCTGTAGTACCAACAAACGGATAACTAACAACTAATACATCTCCTGTTTTAAGTTGATCGATTTCTTTTACACGCTCTATGCTAGGATTTAATCTCCAATGATATGCGTATTCGCCTTCTAATATTTTTAAATTGTTTTGGTGCTTATAATGCAATTCGTCTAATTGCTGTGTACATCCTAAAATTGCTTCTTTATAATTGAAACTATCAAATCCAACAAAGTTATTATACTGATGATTTTGTATCCATCTATCAATAATTTTTAGAAATTCAGTTGTGTATTTGTAACTGTCTTGCGGATAGGATGCAATGTCAAGTCTGCTACGTTCACCAATTAATTTTCCAACAATCATTGGAGGTATACGTTCAGTAGAAAAGCATTTTCTATCTAAGTTTTTATATTCCATATTTTTCACCAAGAAGTAATTCCCAGGTTTTAGGAGAAACAGATTTTAAATTTTCATTTCTACTAGCATCTAATGTTTTTGTATAATGCCAAAACTTTTCTAATTCATCGCTGTAATCATCAGCCCACATATACTTAATATAACTATCTAATATTTTACAAAAATGTTTACGATTTAAAGAATCATCAATTTCTGTTTCTGCACGAACTTTCCATTCTTCAAAATAGGATTCAATCCATTGCTTGCTTTCTTTTGGGAATACTTTGATATTTAAAAATTTAGGGTTATGCAACGGATGCGGACTAATTACACTTTTGTGTTTTACATCAACATTAATGCGTTTAAAGTTTTGTTGTATTTTCCACATCATTGTTTCAGGCAAATGTATTAAGTTATATGCTTGTATTGTTGCAGCCCACCAAATTTTAAATTCGCCTTCGGCATTGTCTAGCTTACGCATGTTTTCTTCAATTTTCCACCACTTGCTTGGATTGCGTATATAATCATTAATAGGACCAACAGCATCGACACTCATGCCAATCTGTACACGTTCAAAATGTTTCCATATTGCCCATGCACGTTCTGGTATGTTGGTAATGTTTGTGTTATATTCAATAACAATTTTATTAGCACGGCCGGCATCAACACATTTTTGTAAAAATTCATAATGCTGATCAATCATTAACGGTTCACCGCCAACAATATATAGACGCTCTACAACTGGTATTTCTTTTTCAAGGTCTTTCCAAAACAACGGATTTTGATACCAACTGTAAATATCAACATCCGGCTGGTGTTTTCCTTTAGAATTTTTAACTAACTTAATTTTTTGTCCACTATCTGTGTATTGAGGACCCCATAACTTTACAGTATCTTCGTACCACATATTGCTATCAGTAGGTCCACACATACGACATTTTAAATTACACAGGTTACCAAATCTTAAATCCATATACTTTATAGGATTTTCATTAGTATCTATTGTACCATCATCTTGTGTGAGTTCCTTGGCTTGATTTTCTGTGATTCTATGATGCCAAATTGCACGTTCCCAATCTGCACGACTTTCCATGCCTGATTCTGCTTCACGTTTACACCGTATGCAACTGTCGTGGTACTCACCTTTGAGCATACTAAGTCTAATTTCTTTCATTAAATCAGCATTTCTAAAATCTTGGATGCTATCTTTACCCAAATTATAATTTGTGCCATCCGGTTTAGATACTAGTCCTTGATTAACGCTTACGTTAGCATTACAGCACACCCGTACATCACCGTTGTTTCTAACGTTTAATCCCATCCAAGGTAAAGGACACCATGCTTTATTCATTTATGTTCTCTTTTTTAATGTTTTTTCCGTGGCCACTGCTAAATTCAAACTTGTTTCCGCAGGTCCTACCACAAGTATATATGCGTTTATAGTTATCGGTTTGTGCATTCCAGGATTTATCTAAATAATTTTGAAAAAAGTCATGCTGTAACACATCCCAGCCATGTATACGCATGTTGTTAAAATCTTTGCCGTAAAGATTCCACAGATGTTCAAAACTTTTTGTTTGTGCAGTTTTATGATTAAAATATGCAGGTGCGCCCATCCAACAACAAGGCCATAGCCCCATACACATATCTACAAATAACGTCTGAGACTGCTGATATTTACAAGTTATAGTTGTATTGTTTACATATTCATCAAAATTGGTATATGTTTTTAATATTTGTTGTTTGTCATCTGTGTTATGATTAACTTTATCTTTTACTACATTACCTTTTTTGGTTTTTATTGTCGTTTCGTTGTTGTCTGCAAATCTTGCTGTATATTTTACACTAAATTTTTTAAAACCCATGTCGGTTGCAATTTGCCTAGCAGATTCTATTTGATGATAGTTGTGTTCAAATTCAATAAATGCCCATTCTGCTTCTCCGCCTGCTTGTATAAACGCATGAGCATTCTCCATAATTTTTTTAAAGTTACTTCCTACTCTGTATAGATGATTAGTATCTGTTAACCCATCTATACTAAAAATAACATAAAGTTTATCACCACTTTTTTCGGCTAGTTCTTTCCACCACAAAGGAGTACGCAAACTACCATTTGTAGCAATACGTATCTTTTTTACATGCTGTAAACTATATTCAAACGTTTCATCAAATGTTGGACTTGCTAATGCATCGCCGTAATTACCACAATGAAATAATGTAATATCTTTATTAAATGGTTTTAATAATATTTTATAATCATCAAGTGTTAGATCAGTTATTGGCATTTTAGGATTAAGGTCTTTGCCTTCGTTCCACATTCTAGCACACTGAGGGCATCCTAAGTTGCAGCGACTAGTATGATCTAGTTGTATTGTTTTTATATTTTTTAAATCTAAATACATTACAAGATCTCCGGAACAATATGCGACTGAATACGTTTCCAAAGCCAAGGATTTAAAGTTTCCCAACTTTCGTTGCGTATACCATTTAATCTAATATCGTTACGTATAAACATACCAAAGTCGCCTGGTTGTTCTAATTCGTCAATCAACAGTTTAAATATTTTTCCATTTCTACCATAACTTTTTGCTCTAGCTTCGAGCTGAGGTATTAATTCTTTTTTTACAGGATCTGGAATATGTCTTGGCATAATCCAATTTGGGCCATCAACAACAACGTAATTATGATAGAGATTATTTTTTAAACACCACATAATCAAATCTTCGATTAAATTGATATTATAAAAACTTGCAACACTGTGTACACTTAAATCTATAGGATATCCTGCAAACGTTTCTTTATACCATTTCACGTTTTCTTCAATTTGTTGCCAATTGCTGCCTTTACGTAAAAAGTCATTGAGCTTTCCATAACTATCAATACTAAATGTAATAGTCATTTTTTTACACTGCTTAAATAATTCTGTTAATTCTTCATTTGGGCGTTGTGTAGTATTAGTAACTAATAATATTACAAGTTCTTTAAGGTTGCATTTCTTTAACATCTTAATAAACTTGTCCTGTTCCATTAACGGCTCACCTCCGAGCATTTTAATAAAACGCAAATCGCTTAAATCGTAATCTTCAATAATACTATTTCGAGCAAGAACACCTCTTTGCTCAAACCCATAAAGCATTTTTTTAGCATCACTATACCATTGTGTGCTAAGTTCTGGACCGCACATTCTGCATTTGTTATTACATACATTGCTAAATGCAAAATCTAAGTTTGTTAGTTTAGCTTCTTCGCCTCTGTTCTCTTTTGGTAATCCAAACTCAGTAAATGGAGAATTCATATCGGTACGCATACTTTTGCCACTAGCGGCTTCGTCTGCATAGCATTTGCTGCACCCTTCAATGTATTCATCGTTTAACATACGCTCGCGTATATCTGTCATAAAAGGATGATTAAACGGATCAGGATGTGCAGTGTTTAAATCGTTTGGTACAGTTTCCTCACGAAAATAACAGCACGGCCGTATGCCGCCGTCGGGACGTATAGCCATATGATGGAACGGTAGTACACATCTATGTTTCCACATGCCAAAACTCCGGTTGCATTGGGTCAATACTTAATTCGTTAATGTTTAAATGACCAGGTTGATCTACTATCCATTTGATATATTCTGCTGCTGTATCAATACTTAACGTTTTGCGATCAGGATGCTTTTCTTGATTGTTATCAAGTGTACCAAAACTAATATAGCTAACTTTTGGACCATTAGCCCAAACGCCGTTAAGTCCGAGAGTATTGCTATAATCACGCAATGCTTTCTTTTCTGCATTGTACAACCATGCGCCGCCTTTTTTCACACGGTCTGTTGTACTGCCTATGTTAATAATATGGCAGTTATGTTTTTCTAATATACATTTATGGTAAACAATGTTAAGTAATGTAGTTTGATTAAATTTATACAATGCTGCACAATTAACAAATACATTGTGATTGCAAACAAGTTCTGCACAACGCTCTTGGTCTATTTTAGTGCTTAGGTCAAACCCTGTAGTTTTACTAACAAATTCAGCATCAGGATACAACTTAGCTAATGCACCTGCTAATCCACTGGTGTTATTTCCTGTTATTAGCATCTAAAACTCCTATATCTATATGTCCGCTTAGTGTTTCTAAAAATTTATCTTCAAATTTACTTTTTGGAGCGCATAATCCACATCCGCATGTATGCTTAGGACACGAAATTACCGGCATACGGTTGTTTTCTAACATATCCTTTAGTTCAGCAATGATTTTGTCGCCTTCGCTGAGCTTTCCAATAGGTCCTCTACGTCCATTAAAGCGAGCTTGACAAGTCTGATGGTGGTATACACTATCTGTTTGCTGTTCTAAATGCAGGAAAAACCAGTTAACGCTGCAACTCCAGCCTTGGAACTGTCTAAAATCGACAAAGTTACTGCGCTTACTGGTTTTTCCCAATGTGAGTAGCATATCTCTGCTGCCACAACACGGTCTGCCAATGTTATTTCCTAAAATCTTTTCTTTATTTTTAGTTTTATCACTAGCAGCACTTAACGCCCATGTAGTTTCTTCTTCACGCTTTTCTTCATTTTTACGTTTCCAATAGTCTTTAAACCATTGTAACTGTTCTTCAGTATATTTGTGAGCAAAAGTAGGACGACTATCTGGCTCTTCTCCAATAACTCTTGGTACAAAATCTACTTCATGCGATCTTAAAAACTCACAAAGTTCAACACACTCATCAAAATATTCTGCATGGAACATTACATTTACACTAACAGTAAATTCGTGCAACGGCCCTTGATAATGAAACTGTAGTATTCTATCTTTAACTTGTTGTTTGAGTTTATTATCGCTTTCGCTGTGATAGCTCACTGTTGCGTGGCCAAAGTTTTCCATAACTGCTTGGCCCATTTTTTCACTCATAGCGCCGTTAGTGGTTAGTGCAAACCCTGCTTCCCAACGAGTTGAATATTTTTCATCATATTGCTGTTTGAGATATTGTGCAAACGGAATAAAGTGCGGATTTACTGTAGGTTCGCCGCCGGTGAAACCAAAGTTTGCTACTTTGTGAGATCTATACTGCATATACAAATCAGTATACTCATATAAAAAATCAACGTTCTTTTTTAACTCTTCAAGTGTAGCATGTTTACTAAAATTATCATGTCGGTGTGCAGGGCAATAACTGCAATCGTAATTACAGCGTCTGCCAGTATCCCAAGTAACTTGAAATACTTTACCACTTAACAGGTCAATTGTATCAAAGCTCATTGATTTCCTTTAATGTATCTAAAACTCTTTTTTCTGCCCATGCACGTTCTTCGCACCACCAACACTGCCCACATTCGGGTATTTTCATACCATCTTTGTAATCTTTAAAATGCCCACATGCATTTTTTACGTTAGCATGATGATTAATATCGCCTTCACAACTGCGAGTTATATTGTACAATTCTAAAATTTTGTGAATATGGTATTGTGCAACTATCCAATCTTTTTTTACAAATCTAAAAGGATGCACAAATATACTGTTTGTTTTTTTACTTTCTGTCCAAAGATCTCTTAGATGTCCTTGTTCTGCATCCTTGTCCCTGTTTTTCATACGGTCTTCGCGCAAGTCATCAGGATTTTTACTAGTAGCATTAAACACTGCATCAAGTTTGTAATTCCAAGCTGCAAATTTGTTGTAACTTCCTACAATAATCTGATCACCGCTGCGACCATCTATGATAGGTCCTATAACACCGTGTTCTAATTCTGGAGGAATATAACACAAATGGCGTTTGCTTATTATTCCTGCAAACTTATTCATAAACCACATAAAAACTTGTTGTGCTACATGCCCTTGCCACGGACGAGTTTCCCAACAACGCTGATAGGTAATAATATCAATTTGTGTTTTTAAATTGTTGTCCTTGATAATTTTACATAATAGATACGTTAGCAAAGCACTATCGGCGCCGCCGCTTAGATTTACTCCAATACGTTTCCAATTTGGATCAAATGGAATATCAAGATGACTAACTTGTGTTATTAAGATTTCATTAGAAAGATCTTCATAAAATTTATTATTTGTTTTATACATTTCTGACTACCTCTCCATTTATAAATTTATAATTTTGTATATGGTCATTAAAGTTTTGTTTCCATATACTATCACTTTTGCGTATGTAAACTTTAAATGCATCCCAATGTTTTTCATCCACTTTATGATTTAAAATATATTTTTCAATATTTTCTACTGCTTGTAAAGCACTACGATGAGCACTTTCTCGTATCTTAGATGCGTCAAAGTTTCTAATATATTTTTTTGTTTCTTCAATGTCGTTTAACGTTTGCTCTTTATGATGTAACATCATTAATGCAGGGTTTAAATAATCAGGTGTAAAAATAATACTACTATCTATATGATTTGCATCCAATGTTAAAAACCCTTCGAATATATCTTTTATTTCCATTATTTGATATGCGCCTGTTGTACACACCAAGTTTACTTCTGTTCGATTGTTAACACTTCTAAATGCTTCAATATTATTTTTAAGTTTTTGCCAATCGCCTTGCCTAAAGTATGGATACAGCCTTGGGCCTGCATCTACACTTATCATTATACGACTCATTCCAAATTTTTGCAAGAGATTACTTAATTTAATTGGATCAAAATCAGCATTGAAGTTAGTATGAAACATTACTAGCATAAAACGTGCATTAGGATGCTCGCTGAGTTTTTCTAGTGTAGGAAAGAATTGCTTTTGATACAACACTTCGCCGCCGGCAAAATCTACACGCTCTAACCGAGGAAAGTTTTGATTTAAATCTTCTACTATTTCCAAAGCACGTTCTGTACTAATACTCATAGTTAAATCGTCGTCGGCTGATTTTCTGTGCATTGCTCCAGTTAATTGATGCAGTTGGTGTTGTTGGTCTTCGTTGTCGCTTTGATATCGTTTGAGTTTGCTCATCCATCCGCTGCTAAACACTTGACTGCAATGTAGGCAACTCATATTACAACTATGACTAAAACGTATCTCAGCTGTACGCAATCCTTCAAAGTCTATACTTCCATCTTCGTGATAGTATTTTAATTTTACAGTTTCTTCTTGACGCATACTAGTGCCGCTATTAGCACATTCAACACGTTCGCACATGTCACAACCGCGAGGAAAGATTCCGCTCATTAATTGTTTGCGATGATCTCTAAAATTCTCACTGTTTATAAATTTACTTGGAATATATTCATCATCGAGTATTACCAATTGATCACTCTGCTGTGGACAACTTGTAACAAATCCGTTTTTAAAATTTATTCCTCCAAGTGCATAATAGCATGGCAAACTCATTTGATTAAAAACTTATCCTGGTTGTCAATACCCCACTGGCGTTCTTTACAGAAGAAACAATATCCACATGCAGGCGGTTGTTCATCTTCAATGTGCATCCACATTTCGCCAAGAATTTTAGCATCTGCTTCACAACTTCTTGTTAATTCTAACAACTCATTTAATTGAAAATTTTCATATTGCGCCATTACCCAATCTTTTTGTACCAACGCAAATGGATTAATAACTGTTGCATTTACTACATGATCAATACCATGTTGTTCTAAAACTTCTTTAGTTCTAAATTGCGGAGCATTTTCAAAGTTTTCAGGTGGATTCATTGTTGTCCCGCTGTATATAAAACTCCATTTCTTGCGATTGATCAAATACTGCTGATATGTTACAGTGCAAAGCACATCACAAAACATTAAATCAGTTGCATACATTGAGTTTAGATGACGCAACCCTAGTTTCTTCATCTTGACAATTTCTAATTCAGGAGGAATAAATCCCCAATCATGTTCCCCGACAATGTTAGGAAAACGATTTTTCATCCATGCATAAACATCTCTTGCTGGTTTTTCTAACCACGGCTTGCTATCATAAAATCTAACCATTGTAGTAGCATGTATTTTTACATTGCTGCCTGTTTTTTCTGCAAGGTCGCAAAGTATATAAAATAACAAAGTACTGTCGGCGCCGCCGCTGAGGCTAATTCCAATATCTTTAAAACTTTCATCAAAATGTATAGGTAACCCATTTACATCATGTAAATCAGGATACTTCTTTCCGTGATAGTTTTCATAATTTTTAATATAATCTTGACTGTTGTATTTTTCTTTTAATGCTTCAAACGTTTGCATCAAATATTCCTTTCATTGCAGGGAAGGTATCTTCAAAAGTTATACCACGTTGTTGATCGCATAATTTTAAAAATTCTTGCATTTCAGGCAAACGTCTACTCCAATCTTCACTTTCCATAAAGTTTAACATACCTTCTAATCTTTTTAATCCGTACCCAGCATCCATAAATTGTTCTTTGGTAATTTTACCTTTGTGCCAGCTTGGTACACCTAGTTCCCAGTTAGCTTCCCACCACGGATAGAACTCTTCGTATTTTTTACGTACCTCGGCTTTGAACCATTCTGGCAACACTTTAACATTAAGATGGGGAGGATGATACACAAAATGATAGTTGATGCCGCCTGCACCAAATGGCCACATATTGATCTTGTTAAATCCTTGCTCTAGTTTCCATTTAATGAAGTCTGGCAAATAGTATATGTTTAGAGCTTGTACAGCACAGGCTACAGTGACTTCTACATTGTTGCTAGTCTCTTTATCCAATATGTGAAAGACCTCTGCTGTACGACTCCATTTTGAGGGGTAACGTATGTAGTCGTTCATTTCGTGTATACTATCTACACTATAATGAAAACGTACTAGTTTAAATTCTTTCCATAACTCAAACAAGTCATCGCGCCATTCTACACCGTTTGAGTTATAGCGTAGTTCAAGGTCTTTTGCGTAACCCATTTTGATTGCGTGTTCAAGTATTTCGTAATGTTCCTCAATGATTAAACTTTCACCACCTGCAAAATAGATTTGCTGCATACTAGGCATTTGTTCATAAAACTGTTTCCAAAACGTAGGATTTTGTTTGTGCCAGTTATAACTACTGCCGTTAGTGCTGCCTTTGTCTTCCCATTGCATAGTTTCTTTTAAACTTGCATTTTGAACTGCTGGAAAAATCTTTTTGTAATCTTTAATCCAGCCGCTACTATCATGTGGACTGCACATTACACAAGCAAGCTGACACTTGGTGCCAAAACGCAAATCGATATATGCTAACTGTGGAGGTACTTCGCCATCTTCTTCTGTATTAGCAATTAACTCGTCAACATTTACACGCTGACTCCAGTATGCAGTTTCCCACATACGCTTGCTGTTGTGACCAGCGGCTTCTTCTTTATAGCACTTTAAACAACTTGGAGGCATTTCGCCATTCATCATTTGTTTGCGTACATTCTTCATGTACTTGCTGTTCCATGCTGTTTCAAAGTCACTTACATTTAGGTTATTAGGACGACCTTCGTCGTCTTTTAGTATACCTACTTGGCCGCCGTGTTCTTTGTCATTTGTTGGCCCAACACTACTGGCATTAGCAGTACAGCATACACGCATACTGCCATCTGGTCTTGTGCTTAGATGCACCCACGGAAGGATGCAAAATGTATCGGATACTTTACTCATATTGTACTTACCTATTTAACTGCGTAGTTTATTTCGTTATGGTATGCTTTGTTTTTTGCACAGGTTCTAATACATCTAGCAAAATGTAGTTCGTGCAATGGATCCCAACTTGCAGCCAATAATTCAGCAAACCAAGGATGCTGTTTTATTTCTTCAATGCTATGATATCTTAAACTATTCCAATTAGGTTCAAATGTGTTTAATTTATCAACAATGTTTTCACTATTTTTAAATGCACTATCCCAAAGAAAACAACATGGCCACATTGTCTGATTGCTTGCTATAAAAATTTCATCTTCGTGTATGTATTTGCAAACTATGCTATTTACAATTTCTGTTGTTTTTTCTTTGTCTACTTTTTTTGATTTGTATTCTGCAATAAATTTGTCTAAATCTTTTACAACATCTTTTTTACTGTGTTCTTTAGTACCAGTAGTTGTAATTTTTTTAACGTCTTGTTGATTCTTTTTACCTATTTTTGCAATCCAAGTATGGTAGCTGTTACGCATACCTGTTCTAGTAGCAAATCTAAATCCTAAAGTTTCTGCGTGTTTTTTTGCTGTTTCTAATTCGTGTTCGTTGTGATCAAATTCAATGTATATCCAACTAGCACTTTGAGCAGGTGCAGTTTGTGCAAATGCTGCAATGTTACGTTCAATTACGTTCCACTTTGTATTAACACGATAGATATGGTTTGTTTCTTTATGCCCGTCAATGCAAAAGTGTATATACACTTTACCAGGATATGCACTTGCAACCTGTCCTAATCGCGACCACCATTCTGTAGTATTGTATCCGCCGTTGGTGCTTATTTCACAATATCCGCCATTGTACACTAGCCATTCTATCATCTTTAAACAGTCAGGATTTACAATTGGATCTCCAAGAACTCCGCAAAATTTAAACTCTACTCCTGCGTAATTGCCAGCAGGAAAAATACGTTTTAAATCTTCAAACGTAAATGAATTTATTTGCAACAACTCTTTGTTAAGTGTTCTTGCACAACCCGGACAAGCTGCATTGCAATCGCTTGTAATTTCTAGTTCTACTTTTTTAATCATAATCTACGCAGTTAATAAATATATTTATGTTTAGTATATTCAATAAAGATCCTATCAAAAAATATGGTTCAAACTTTTGTGCTGCGCCATTCACAAGTTTATACGAAGGACAGTTTAATCGTATTAGTACTTGTTGTGCAACTCTTAACCCAATTGGATACAATAATAATATAACATCTTTTGAAGAAATTGTCAATAGCAATGAAGCAAAAAGCATACGCAAAGATTTTTTAAATAACAAATTTCCTGCACAATGTGATAGTTGTGCTAAAATGGAATCTATGACCGGACGTATTAGTGGTGTGCGTGAACAAGTAAATAGGTTTGGTCAAAAACAAATACACACTGCTGTAAAAAATACACAAGCAGACGGCACTATGATAAAACAAACACCTGCATGGTTAGATTTATTATGGACAAATAAATGTAACTTTGCGTGTATGGGCTGTAATAGCACATTAAGCAGCACAATTGGACAAAATTATAATAGTGCTTATGAAATTGTAAACGGTTTAGAACCAGGAAGTATGCCAACAAACGAATGGCATAATAACAATGATGCAAAAATTGATTATATACTAAAACACCAAGATACCATAGATAGAATACATTTAAACGGTGGCGAACCATTTATGCAAGAAGGCGTTTACGAATTGCTAGAAGTTTTATTAAAACACAAATTGCACAAACGTATTAAAATATGGGCACACACAAACGGAAGTATTACTACATACAAAGGTGTTGATATTATAGACAAATACCTAAAACACTGGAGAGCCGACTGTAATATAATTATGAGCCACGACTGTCACGGTGATAGAGGAGAATATATACGTTTTGGTTTAAAACAGAAAAAATGGCTAGATACATACAATCGGTTATATGAAACAGGAATTCAAATTGATGTACAGACCTGTTATAGTGTGTTTAATGCACTTGTGCTAGAAGAATTATATCATTGGTATTTAGATAATTTAAAAATTAAAAACAATATTAGTATAAATCCGTGGCAAGGTCCTACATCATTTACTGCAAACTTTCTACAAATAAACAAAGATTTATTATCCAAAGCAAACACGCAACTTAAAAACTTAGAAAAACAAAAATACCAAGGATGGGATATTAATATGTTAGCTAGTTTTTTAAATTCTCCTGTAAACGATTTACAAGAACGTTCAACAAATTTTATTAAAGGAATTGCTAAATTTGACGAATTACGTAAAACAGATTTTGTAAAAACATTTCCTGAATTGCAAGTTTTACTTAAACTGTGATCCAAACGGATCAAACTCTTTGCCGCACTTCATGCTGCATACTTTAAGTTTGCCTTCTGCAACACTTGCTTTAGTCCAACTTTCTTCAATTCGATCAAAGATTCCAGTATCAAACACTGCACGAAGTCCGTGCTGTTTTGCACTAATAGCATCTTTGCCGCCTGCTGCATCAATAAAATCCCATACTTGTTCTTGTTTTGGATCTTTGTGCCACCACTTATACATACGACCAGCAGTCCAACAACATGGCATTGCTAATCCTTCTGCTGTAATAAACAAATTGCCTTCGTCTTTTACTTTGCAATGTATTTCTGCACGATCATAATATGCATCCATAGTGCCGTGTTTTTCTTTTACTTTATCGTATTGTTTAATTGCAGAGTTTTGAAACTTTTCATCTGGTTTTTTAAGTTCAGTTGTTTTATTGCCTTTACGATCAACCGCTTGGTGCTGTTCTTTCTTTTCACTAGTAGCAGTTATAAAACGTCCTGTCTTTTTAGCAACAAATTTTTCAAAGCCCATTTCATTTGCAATACGTTCTGCTTCTTCAACTTGGTGCTGATTATGCTCGAATATCAAAAAATCCCAACGTGCTCTGCCACCAGCAGCAATAAACGCTTTCATTGCTTTAAAAACATTGTCCCATTGAACACCTTGACGGTACATATGATTAGTATCACTAAGGCCATCAACACTAAAAATAACAGCACCCATACGACCAAACGTTCGTGCCAATTCAGTCCACCATGCTTCATTTTTTGCTCCTGCATTTGTATTCATACTAAGCCACATGTCTTTGTTATGCTGTCTAAAATATTTGAATATTTCAAGTGTGTCACGGGCAACAATAGGATCGCCTAAGTTGCCGCACATGTACATAGTTTTTAATTGTGCAATAAACTCTGGTTCGAAAATACGTTTTGCGTCATCAAGTGTTAATTCACTTAAATCAATATGTGGGTTTACTGCTCCGCCGTTTTGATTACGATCGCACATAGGACAACTTGCTTGGCAGTTTTGTGTATTTTCCAAGTGTATGGTTTTTATGTTTTCATACTTATACATCTAATACCAACTTTACATCTTGTCCAGGTCCGGCTTTGCTAGGCAAGTCGCCATATTGTTTTACATACCATTCTATAACAGCCTTATACCATTTTTGACTATCGTGATGGGCTTGTTTGTTAAACTGCCAAATATTATCGTTTGTTGCTTGCATAGTACATAATGCTCTTGCACTTTCTTTTTGTAATTCTCGCAAACTTAGCTCATTTATATCCAATTTTCATAAACCTTTTGTATTCTGGTAATTCAAGTTCGCCTTCGTATAATACGTTACTCATAGGGGCTTTATTACTAAATTCTTGCAAATCTTTACTACAATTTACATGTTCTTCAATTTCAAAGTAATTGTTTCCTTGAAGTATGACTAGTTGCCCAGGAACAATTCCTTCATACCATCCTGTAAAATCTTCAATATGTTCACAACTTGTATTAATAACTGTATTAGGTACTGCCCAAAGTCTTTGTTTGTTGCCATCGGATTTATTAACATCATATATGTGTTCTTCAAATCGTATTTCGTGTATGTCTTCAGTACTGGCTTTAAATTTCCAATTATCTGTTACCCACGGTTTATTAAATATTTCAGCAATTTTCCAAACAGAAGGATCGATGTCAAAACTAACAATTTTATCTACAGTAATTTTTTTAGATTCAAATATCATTACAGCTAATGTAGCGTACCAGCCGGCACACAAGAACACAACACCCAAGTCTAAATTTAAACTTTCAACTGTTTCAATTAACCATTTTTTACTTTTTAATTGACCTCTACTAAAGCAATCTTCGTCAATTTCTATATTGTTTGTTTCAAAATATTTAAAAGCATCTACAAAATTTGTAGAAGTTTTATCTTGTAATAATCTGTATGCACTCCATACATTATCATCAAGTACAACTTTTTTTAAATCTTCATTTTCAATCAACCTAAAAATACTATGCATATTTTCTTCAATAACGGCTTTACGTAAATCGTCGTTGCCTGGAAGAATTCTAAACAAACTATGTAAATTTTGTTCAACTACTGATTTTCGCAGATCTTCTAATTCGCCAATGCACCGTTTGTTGTCAACAAGTCTAAAAATACTGTGTATATTCTTTGTTAAAATAGCTTTGCGTAATTCTTCATCATCTACAAATGCTAAGATAGAACTTAAATCTTTATCAATGTATGCTCTACGCAAATCTGAAAAGTATTCTGTGTTATCATTCAGCAATTCAAATCTGTCCAAAAGTTTATATATTTCCATTAAACTTCTCCTCGAGCCATTCAAAATCATTTATTTTTTTAAGTGCTTCTAAGTCGCCTTTATTACGAGTTCCGTATGCAGTTCCAGATTTTGCACCTGCTAGTGCATTTTCAGAAAATGGTACATTGTCTAATGTGTATGTACACCATGTTCGCAGACGTTGATTAGTTTCGTCATCTTTTTGTCTATCAATAACTTTTGATGCTAGTTTACAACACTCTCTAAATGCACTTTTCCATGCATTAAAAGGATCTGTATTAAATGCTGTGATATTTGAAATTGTAGGCATAGCTACAAATTTATCACTAATACTTGTTGTCATGTCAGGTTTATCAGTATCCATTAACAGTGTTTTTTCTGTAGGCAGTAGTTTTACACCTCCGTAGCCGTATACTAATCCGTTTATAGGATTTAAACTACGCCATACATGTACCGCTTGTTTATTATGATGCTCGACATTATAGTTAAAATTAAAATCTTGCTGTATGTGTGCATCGCCATCAACTACATAAAACATTTCGGTACTAACTTTAGACGCTGCTGCAATATGTGCTTGATGAATACCTTTGACTCCATGCACTCTCATAGCAGAAGGAAATCTTTTTTGAAGAGAACTATAATTTTCATCAGCATCGGGTTCTTGATAGCTTATAAACACAATATCATAGTTTTGTTCAGCCGGTACACTTGCTAAAACTTCTACATATTTTTTATTAATATAAAATCTAGACTTTATTTCTCCTGGACCGTGATGGCTATGTTTAGGCATTAATGCTATGCCATCATAGTATTCTCCATTTTGAAAAACGTGTGTGTAATCTATACTCCACTGATCAACTTCATAATCAAATTCAAAGTCGTCTTGCACAATCAGATCTGGATAAACTATCCATAAAAATTTAGTCAAGGATTTTGTTTTTGCAGATCCTACAGATTCTACACACTTGGCCGTAGGAAATCTAGATTTTAAAGAAATGTAATTTTTATGATCAGGAGATCCAATAAAGAAAATATCATACATAATGTAATTATATGATAAAAATTAAAATGTGTCAAGATCAGAATAGTGATAAATACTATTGGAGGAATTCCTATGGCAGATTTTATACCCGGTGAAGCATATAGATTAGACGTTGTTGGTGCAGATGAAAGTGTACTAGTCGACAGTTGGACTAGTCAAGTAAAGGCAAGTGTTGTTGCAAAAGACGGCACGTTACAAGTCGATGTGGACACAGGAAAAGTTTTTGGACCGCTAATCGGCGATATTCAAGATATAGACGGTACTACTATTTTTGACAGTGTGGCTAAAACACTATTAGCAGACCTAGTAGGAAGTGTACTAGACAACGAAGGCAATACTGTTGTTGATGTTTCGTTAGGAATAGTAAATGCAAATTTACAAGGTAACGTTGTAGATACTGTAGGCGGATTAGTTGTTGATGCTGTTAACAGAACAGTGGATGCTGATGCTGTATACGGTACCTTTTACGGTGACTTAATTGGCAACGTTACAACTGAAAATACAATGTTTGGTACTTTTAGTGGCGACTTTAACGGAAGCCACTATGGAGAATTTTACGGTGCAATCACAGGCGATGTAACAGGTAATTTAACCGGAGATGCAACAGGTAATTTTACAGGTGTTCTTACTGGTAGCTTAATAGGTGAAGTAATGGCAGATGCAGATACTTCGCTAATGGCTCCACCAAATGAAGAGCACAACCAGTATAACTGGTTAGGCGGCTTAGGACACCCTGTACAGCCTGCAGATGACGCAATTGCACGAGGTCCTATTGTAGTATTAGGCAATACTCGAGACGATAGTGCATTAAGAGCACATGTTCAACACTACGACGGAACTAATGTTGTTCAGCTCGATGTACTTGGAGGATCGCCGTGGAAGGCTGCATTTACAGGAAAACTAAAAGGCGATCATTACACAAGCGACGACAGGTCACTTCTTACTTACAATGCAGACAGCGGTACAGTTAATCTTCTATCATACGGAGTTTTGTCAATAGAAGCAAACAACGGCACTGGTGGTTTAAACTTTGTAGGCGATACTGCTACATTTAATGTACGTGGGCCGCAAACTGTGCGTAGTTTTAACGGATCGTGGGATAACAAAACTGCTATACTTCCAGACGATGCATTACTTCAATTTGACGCAGAAGGCTTTGACGGTACTGGGTGGAGACAAGGCGGCGGTTTTGGTATCTATGTAGAAGACGAACCGATTAACGATACTGCATATAAAACATATTTTGGTGTTGCATTATCCGACGGAGTTAATGGTCCTGCTGCTAACGAAAGCAAAGCATTGATATTTGATAGCAGCGGTACACTAAGAGTGCCGGTTGCACAATTAGGCAGCACTAGTTTTGCTCAAAGAGATAGCATGACACCAACAGCAGGTACTATTATCTTTAATAGCAGTAACAAAAAATTCCAAGGCTTTAACGGCACTGCTTGGGTAGATTTAGGTTAATTCTTAATTAAACGTATAATCCATGCTGGTGGGTCAAACTCCCACCAGTTTTCTTGATTGTTCCAAGCCTTGCTGTTAGCATGATGATTGTTGTGCCACCCTTCGCCTAATGTTATTAAACTTGCAATCCAACTGTTTCTACTTTCATCATTAATCTTATGATTTTTATAACCGTGTATGTGTGCAATAACAATAATTGCACTTGTGCTGTGTAACACAAACACTGTTGGAATAGCATATCCAAATACAATCCACAAAGGATCAATTAAACCAAGTGCTACAACATAGATAATATTAATAGCAAAATAATATTTGTGTGTGTATTTGTAAAATGGTATTTTACGAATATCTTTGATATATTTTGGATTGATTACATCTATATTCCAAAATCCAAACCATGCACGAAACCATCCTAGCTGATACGGACTGTGAGGATCTTTATCAGTCTCTGCATGTCCGTGGTGTTGTCTGTGTAAAGCAGACCATGCTAGTGGACTACCGATCATTGTAATACATCCAACAAATGCTAAAAAATATTCTACAGGCTTGTATGTGTTAAAGCTACGATGAGAAATTAATCTATGATATCCAATGTTTATACCAAATACTCCAATAAACCAATATATCAAAACACTGTATAAAAAATACATTGCCGATACGCTTTGAAAAACAACCAGATATAAACCTAGTAAAAATAGTAGATGGTTAAGTATTTGTGTAGACCTTACTAATGTATTATGCATGGTACCTCCATTATACTGTATTTAAGAGAAAAGAAAATGTGGAAGCTCGAAATTTATAACGGAACACAAGATTTAGATCAGTGGTTCAGAGATGCTAAATCTAAAAAGTTTACCAACAATAGCAGTAAAGAAATGCTAATTGATTACTTACAATCGGAAGATGATGCAACACTTTTTCTTCTTTACAATAATGATAATATAGTTGGTAATTTTGTAACACATCGTTTACGCAGTTTAGGAATACTAGGCAAAGACGCTTATAGAATTGCAGCTCGTATGTGTGTAATAAACAATCGCATCGAAGGTCCTAGAAAAATATCTGGACTAAGAAGTATGAATGCAGAAAACTGTCACGATCATATTAATCACCAATTTTTATATGCGGTTGGATTGCAATACGTTGGGTTAGACATCCCAATGTACGTTAGTAGTCATCCTAGCAGTGTGGGTAGTCAAAAAATAGTTCATCAAAAATATTGTCCTAAACTCAGAGAACTTGGATTGTTAGACGAACCTATAGAACTAGAATATCGCGGACACTTTCAATACTTTTGGAAAGTTAATATAGAAAATTGGTGGGAAACGTTTCAACAACAACAATGGCCCGAAAGCAAAGAAACGTTAGATGTATTCTTTGCAGAGCTTAACAAAGTCTGACATTTCAGGAAAAGTTTGTTGGAAATCATTTCCTCTACGTCGATCTTGTTCAGTAAAGAAATTATAAAAATCTCTACGTCCTTGAATAATTTTTTCTAATGGATATTCTGTAGTATTCATGTAATCGACTACACGACGAAATTTTTCATACTCAATAGTACTAAATGCATCTTTGCGATTGTCATCTACATTTTCTTTAATGAATTGCAAATGGTCATGCATATAGCTCATATAATTTTTAGGCAAAATATTAATATCGTACTGCAATGGTTCTTTTAAATGCGGAGTATCAAATCCTAAACGCTGCCAGCGGTATGTTTCTACATCGTTGTACTTAGCCCGCCATTCGAGTATTTTTTCAAGTAGTGTACGGAACGTAGTTACACTAAAAATATTAAATGTAATCATTAATGTCATTGGTGCAGTTGTGTTACGCATCCAATAATCTAGATTACGCTCAAACACTTCAATGTCCAACCCATCACGAATATACTCTGCACGAGATCCCCAAGTATCAATGCTTGTAAACAACTTAAAACGTCTAATTTTATTGTTTGTTAGCAAGTCATTTACACGATTGGTAAACTTTTCTAATTGCTTTGGTTTGCCGCCTAAGTTGCTGTTAACGTTTAATTCAAGGTTAGGCTTAGGATCTGCATCTAGCATGTCAAACAATCTGTATGTGCTTTGTTGTATTGTAGGCTCACCGCCTGTGATACGCAGAATATGTAGCTCTTTACTAAGTTCAGGCCACCAACGCCAAAATGCATCAAGATACGGGTTATTTTCTTCTTCAAATATTTGAAACCAATCAATATCGCATCTGTGATTTTTTACATTTGTATACGGGCCATGCTGTTTGATCTCTTGATAGTATCTGCTACTTGCTTTAGGATGACAATACCCGCAACGAAAGTTACATTCGTTTCCAAACGATACTTCTAAATATTCTGGATTTACATCAAATTCTGCGCCGCCTTCTTTAACTGCGGCTAATCTGTTTTTAAAGAAAATAGTCTGGTTGCGCTGTTTACGATCGCTAACGTAATCTTTTCCTAGTGCTTCGATTTTCCAGCAATAGCTGCATCCGCTAGGCTGTTCGCCTTTCATCATAGCAGCACGTTCTTGTTTCTTTTGTGCAGTGTTATGTATAGCACTAGGATTGTTTAACAATGGTGCTGTATCAATCTTGTGAGGTGCTGGATGATAACAACTGTGTGTTTCGCCTGTTTGAAAATAAATGTTTGCATGATACCATTTAGCAAAACAAAACGTAGGAGAAATTTCTTGTGTTATAGCATCAATGCGTTTGATTTCTTCGCTTTCGCTACGTTCCATTATTGTTCTCTATCCAAAAATTGTTTGCTGTTATCACGTGCAGGGTTTTGATAAACTGTCTTAAAAAACAAACTTTGATTACCGTCTAGAGGTTCAGCAGCAATAGGTAAATCGAGTTCTTCAATTAACTTGTAACCAAAGTCAACAGTGTCTTCTTCCATTTGATCTTCGTCTATATCTTTGCTATCCCAATAATTATTCAGCCATTCAAAATCACGCACATTTACAAAATCCCAATCAGTACACATTGTTTTATACAGACCTTCTCTTGCACCGTAAATTGCCCAACGTCCGTTTTCTACATCTGCACCTACCATTAGCCAAACATACAAACGATGTAAATTCTTCCAATGATTTTTATGAAAGTCTTCTACACTTACACGAAGTCCGCGATCTAATGCCATTTTAACACCTTCACGAAAGCCGGCTCGCCATGCTTGTTGTGACGTAGCATTATTGTAGATATCGCTAAATGTTCCATTCATTTGAACATATTCTGTATCCCAACAAAAATCTACTTGTGCGTGAGGGTTAGATGGATCAGCATTTTCGTGTGTACGCATGTTCAACACATGCTCTTTGGGCCAGCATTTAATGCCACCATTGCCATACTTTAGTTTGTTAATTACATTTTCAGCAGTCCAACTAATAACTTTGTTTGTTAAATCAACATTTTCGTCAAAGTCAATTGACTGTGTTAAAAAGTCGTCACGGATACGATTATCGCCGTCAATAGTAATAAAACGATCAGTTTCACTTTGTTGTGCGGCTGCTTTATGTGCGCTGTCGCTGCCTTTTACACCGTGTACACGCTTTGCCCACGGAACCTTTCTGCACAAATCTGCATAGTTTTGTTCTGCATTAGGTTCGTCGTAACTAAGATAAATTATGTCATAGTCAATTACACGAAATGTTTTAGTCATCAATTACCTCATATGAATATGTAGAAAACTTACGTGTAGTATATATTGATAACTCAAGTGTGTCAACTTCAAAGTCGTTTTCAAAAGGTACTACATATTCATTGTCTTGTTTTTTAAATTTTAAAAGTCTGTATAAAACATTAGGGTCATATTTTTTTGTTACACTATAACATTGCACAGTTGGATCAATTATTAGATTTTGCTCTTTCATAGCTTTTTGCAAATCGTTTCCTAACACAAGTTTCCATGTTTTATTAACTTTGTCTTGTAATATGGTAACATCTGGATTAACATCGTTTTGTATTTCAAGCATAAATGCATCCTTGAGTTGATCTTCTTTCCAAGTGTTTACATGTTTTAAAATGTATTTCTTTTCTAAGAAATCGTATTCAACTCTATAGTCGACCAGCGACTCTCTACCCTGCAATAGCCCTTTTACTTTTTCAAACTCTACTTTAACACTTTCGTCAATGTTGTCAGGTTCTCTTGATATTTTAGTAATTTGACCATTGCTGTCAAAATGCACATATCTATCTGTAATAATTGTAACTTGCATATTATATTCCTAAATGTTTTTCGTAAATATTAATAATGCGATTATTTAAAAAATCTTTTTCGGTATAATGAAATACTCCACTTTGAGAAAAATTTCCTATTTTTAATTTTAAATCTTCGCCCAAATAAACACCAACTCTACTTTGCCATCGATCGGCAAAGTTTTGATTCCAATTTTGTATTTTAGGTTTCATGTGTACAAAACTTGGATACATCACATTTGGATTAGTAATTTGAGTTTCAATATTCATAATTTTTGCAGCAATAGCAGCACTTAAATCCATACTACAAGTTTTTTGAAAAGTTTTTCCGCCAGCGTGAGCTTTATAAAATTGCTGCCAATTGTTTGTTATCATTTCTAGCCATGTATAAAATTCATGAGGTAATTCTGATTTTTTAAACCAATGAAATCCGCTGTATAGATTAGGTAAATTAAATTTAGTAAATGCTTTTCTATAATAATTATTGTTTACAACTTCGCCCCTGTATGTGTAAACTTTGCTTGTATAAAATAAATCATAGTTACGCAGAAAGTCAAACCAACTGCTGATATCTTGTAACACTAACATATCTGTATCAATTACAACAGTTTCGTCATATGGAATGGCATGATATATTTTCCAACGATTGCTAATTTTCCAATCTTCGTGTTCGGCGTGATCTCCCCAAGGAATCTCTACAATATGATCAAATAACTGTTTGTATTTTGCAGGCACAGGATCGTTGGTTATTAAACATATGCTTACATTATTGTTTGTTGCACGAATACTCATAGCAGCTAGGCATGCTTGACGCACATAATCAAAATCGCTGTTTTGAGCCAGCATTGTGAAATTATTCGTTGTCAATTATTCTCTCCAAACTAAACTTGTTCATAACATGCAAATTACTATCATTAAATTTTACTAATGTGTACTCGCCTAGTCTATTTGGTTTTTCAACTAGTATTGTAAATGTATTATTTTTTACACTTTGTAATACATCTTTGTCAATGCAGTAATAATGTATACCAGGCAATCTACCTGCAAAATCTCCGTTTTGATATCCATTCATTATATGTATTGCAATACTAAATGCAAAATCATTTCTAAATACATTACTTTTAAATTGATACACACTTCTATAATGCAAATAATTTTCTTGTATATGATTTATTAAATCAAAGAAAATTCTATTTTCTTCTGTTTTTCTAAAAAAGAAAACTGTTGCCCAATAAAACTTTACACTTGTATCACTGATGTTTTTAAATTCAGAAGTTTCTGTATATACGCCTAAATGTACTGCTCGATCATAAACTAAAAAATCTTTATTTTGCGAAAAACAATTAAGTAAAATATCATTATTAATTACAAAATCAGTATCCATTACAATTGTTTCGTCGTACGGACTTAATTCATATGCAGTTGCCCTATTTCCATTATTAAACGATAGCACTCTGTTTGAAATACTACCATCATGATAACGTTTGTTAGCATACTGTAACTTTAGACTGTTGACGTTTATAATTTGATCAAAGTTTTTTACATAACTAGGAAATTTAGATTCTATGTCTACGTCAGTTATTAATGTAGTGGGCAAGTCCATATACTTGCGAATACGTAATGCAAGCCAATTAGCTTGCTTTACATAATTCATCATATTGTTGTTACTAGCAAAGAGTACTACACCTCTACTCATACTTCAATTATACTTTCAACTGATCTACTTTTCTTTAGTTTGTTATACTCTGCCATATATTTGTTACTTGCTTCAAAATACTTACTGTAAATTTCACTTGCAAATTTTTCTACATCGTCAACTTCAATAGGCAAATTATTATCATCAATTAAAATAGTGCCAGTTTGATGCATATTAATCAAACTTTGGCAAAAGCTAATCAACTGCTGTGTAACTGTAAACTGTCCACCATTAAAATAATGAACTAAGTTTTCTTGGTATTGTTCTTTTAAAATTCTTTTTTGATTGTTCAGCGTAACCATATAGTTACTAATATCTAACGCCTTTTCTAAACGCTCATCCATACTAAATCTCCATTAGAGTTATAGTATATACGTTCTATAATTAAAAGTCAAGCTAAGATTGGTTAAACTAGCGAAGAATTAACTGTGCCAGATGGTGTTGGCAATTGTATTGCAGGATAGGTAACCGCATCAATTACAAAATCACTCGACGGCGTATATGTATACACATTGCTAGTTACGTTACCTGTAACTTGTTCGTCAACAGGATCATTAACACCTTCTGACTGACTGCCGGAACCGAGATCTGCATCATCAAATTCAATTTGGAAAATTAACTGCGTAGCAGTTGCAAATGCAGTATTTGTACTAGCTTTAATTCTGTATGCGTTATTATCATACACTGCTGTGAGAGTTGGTGCAGCCGCAGTAGATACACCGCCTTGTTTTGTAAAGATAACAGTACTTGGCACTGCGCCGGTACTAAGAACACTAACCAATGACCCTGTTCCTGTTCCTCCGACACTTTCTGTACGCCAATTGCTACCGACTCTACCAAATCGTATTGTTCCCATGGCGCTTAAAATTTGTGCCCAGTCCCAATCTTTGGTATTTGCAGTTCCACTTGTGCCGCCTGTTAGACTTGCATCGAATCGAAGTTCACCTCCGGCGCTCATAAAGTATAAAAGTGCATTATGTGTTCCAAAATTTACAGTTACACGATGAGTAATTGTTGCAGTAGCACCTGTTCCCCAGGGATTAGTTGTACCATTTCTAGTACTAGTGCAACTAACTCCTAACGTAGTTCTTAACAACGATGTAGTAAAACTCGAACTATCAAAATCAGTTGACGAATGATTAAAAGAAGTAACTGCATTTGCTATTGTGTTAAAATCAGTTATATCAGCAAATTCAACACTTGTATCATTTACAAATGCTGGAGGTAAAATTGTAGTATTCTGCGAACCTGTTTGATGAACATATCCTGCTTGTAGGTCAAGATATAAATCAAACATTTGAGCACTTGTTACTCTATCACTAACTCCAGGAGTGCTGCCGCCGACAACAATATCACTTACAAAATTTCTTCCGTATCCGCTAGTAGTAGTACTTGTTGCAATACTATGCTCAGTCCATGTTCCAAAATCGCCAACACGAGCAGCAATTGCTTGACGTATATTGTTATACTCTGTAGATGAAATTGGATCGTTAACAGCCATAATTGTTCCTCAAGTTATAGTGTATTTATTATACATTACAATTTAACTTTTGTCAATTAAAGATTGCTAACAGTTGAATAACTAGGAGCAGGATTTGTAACATACGCACCATCGGCTCTTAGATGAGAAATAGTACTAACAAGGGTACCATTTACTCTTTCGTCGGCTCCGCCGGTGCCATTTGCATCATCTGTAAAAGTAACTAAAAATCTTATTTTGTTACTTGAATCATTTTTTGCTTGTATAGTATATTCGTTATCTACATACACACCGCTTCCGGTTTTTGTGTAGATAGTTTGATACGAACTTGTTAAATCTAAATTGCCTATTGCAGTTCCTACACCGGCTCCATTAACACTATCATCTGAAACGTCATCTGGGGTGCTATTCAAGTTATAACTGTCAGTTGATGTATAATTAAATTTTACAGTTTGCATTGCACTTAACATACTCGACCAATCTACAGTTTTTTGATAATCGGGGTCTGTAGGACCTAAACTGTGAGTTAAACTTCCGCTAAAACGTATTTCGCCGCCTGCATTAAAAAATCCTCTGCGAGCATTTGCACTTGACCAAGTTACTGTAAATTCGTGTGTTACGCTTTGAGGTAATGCACTGCCTCCCCACACTGTGGTTCTAGTACTGTTAATACCTGCACTTTCTAATGCAACATAATTTGGATCTATTAAAAATCTATTTGATTCTAAAGTTGAAATATTTGTTTCGTATTCTGCGTACAAGTCATCCCATACAATTCCAGTTTCTGATCCTATAACACGAGTATTAACTGCTTGAGAAATTAATCCTCCTGGTAATGATCCAAACAAATGTACATAAATTTTAGTATAATCGGTTTTTAAGTTATCCATGTGTTCGGCAGTAACTTCGCTACTAACCGGAACAGCATAACTTGCTACTGTATTATTATAACCTTTATCGCCACTACCAACTCCAAGTAAAGCAGAAATTCTACCTTGAATTGTATTGTATCGTGCAGCTGATATAATGTCGTTTACGGCCATATTTAATCCTTAATTAACTACGTATATTTATGTCTTTAAAATACACTCTACAAGTTTCTCTGCAGGATCAGTATTTGTTTCTAATGCTATTCCTACTAATGCTCTAGTTGCTGTTGTTGTTGCAACACCATCGTCCCATGCATAAACAGGCTGTCCTTTTGACACTGGTTCTTTAATTCTTACAGGCACACGACCTTTGAGAGCAATTGCTTGACCATCTGCTTCGCTATTCATTAAATATGCTGGGTTTTCACTAATTACACCTACAGCAATATCTGAGCTTTTTGCTGCTCTTGCTTCAGCATCAACTGATGCTCCTGCTATTGCCATTACAGTTCCAACTGGATATTCTTGATCAGTTGTGTATTTTTCTGCAAGGTCGGCATAACGAGCTTTTGTTGCGGTACCGCTAAAAATTACTGCTGTTAGATTTCCACTGCTGTCTCTTGCTGCAATAGTATTAGCAGTTGCAGTTGTACTTGCACTTCGTCCTGTACCACCTACATCAAGTGTAGTTGCTTTAGTAGCTGTACCTTGGAAATTATCTGCATAAAC